ATAGCTCTGACTGCATTACCTATCACTGTGAATACCGTTTTTGCAACAGTTCCAAAAGTAGTAATCGCAGTTTTTGCGGTGGTGAATACGCCCTTCCAATTAATACTCTTAAGCGCACCCCCGAGTTCGTTTCCCAAGGCCGTTGTAACTGGTTTGATAGCTGAAACAAACCCTGAAAGCGCAGACTTGGCGGAACTAATACCCGATCCAAATACTGATGTAAAGGCTTGGCCAATTTGTGCGATTGCGCCCCGTAACGCCGCCGAGTTCTTATAAGCTAAGACAAATCCAGCAACTAGTGCGGTGAACCCTGCTGCAACTAAAGTAACCGGTGAAAATAAACCGATCGCAGCACTCGCCAGGGTTTGCAAAGTTGAACCAATTCGAGCTACCGCGGTTAAAAAGCCGCCAAAAGCAACTGTAGCTGCTCCGATAACCGGTGACATACCAATAAAGGTTCTAATGAATCCGGCTGAACCGGACTTTGAATAGGTAGCCCAACTAAGCGCGTCATTAATCAATGACAAGTACGAACTATGAACGCCTTTAGTAGCTTCCATAGCTGTATTTCTTAGGGCTTCCCAGTTACCACCAACCTGCTCGATTGATGATCCCACATTATTCTGCATATCTTTTGACTGGTCGTTCAGCGACTTAGTTGCGGACTTTACAGAACCATCTGACTTCTGCAAAGCCGCTGAAAAGCCAGACCATGAAGTTGCAGTATGGTCCGCAGAAACACCGGTTGACTTAATTAATGGAAGCATAGCCTGCATACCTGCTGTTTGAAACAGCATTTTTGAATACATGGCTTGCTGTGCAGGAGTCATGTTCTGAAACTTTTTACGTAAATCTTCAAGAATTGATGAAAATGGTTTCATCTTTCCGTTGGCATTTGTGTACGAAATGCCTAACTTATTCATGGCTTCGGTTGCTGTTTTTCCAGGGGCAACCATTTGTAGCAACCCGTGGTTCAAATCTTGCGATGCTTGTGCGGCTGAAAAACCATTGTTAGTTAGCAAACCGACCGCTGTCAAAATTTGATTAAAACTTACCCCGGCTTGCACTGCAGTGCCACCTACGTTAGCTAGTGCGCTTGACATTTGTTCGACACTTGCATTAGACAGGTTAGCGTTTTTAACTAAGCCAGAGGCTGCTTCTTCGGGTGACTTCAACGAATCCCGCCAGATCGTCATTGCAACTTGAACCCCTTTAGCTGTCTCTGTCAAATCGGATCCAGCAGCGGTTGAAGCTTTAGCAATTGCGGGGAAGGTCTTTTCGATTGTCTTAACACTAGCCCCTGACTGAGCCATCTGAACCATAGCATCTGCCGATTCTTGCGCTGACAGAGGTAAATCAGCGCCCATTTTATTCGCAACCTTGCTTAATCCTGAAATATCCTTGGAAGTTCCTCCTGCCATTACAGCAGCTTTATTCAAACTCGCGTCAAAGTCACCAAAGGATTTTAATGATCTAACCCCAAAAGCTGTTATTAACCCACCGGTAATGGCAAGTTTTTGACCAATACCACTCAAGGCGTCCATTGCGCCAGCCTTTAGTTCACTAAACTTTTTCTTAATTGCATCAATAGCCGCCGTTAGCGCTCCTTTAATATGGCTGCCAAGTTGGGTAAAGCCATTTTTAATTGGCCCCCAAATGGTCGAAGCTGCGCTTGAAATGCCTGAAAACGCGGTTTTAGCTACGCTACCTAAGGTCCCTAAAACGCCTTTGGCCCCGTCAACGCCCGATGAGAAATGTTCCTTAATTGCCGCCCCTACAGTTTGAGCTGTGCTTGCAATTGAGGATAGGGTCTTACTTGAAGCAATAAATTCGCTAACCTTGCTTTTAGCAGCATCAAACGCGGAAGCAATTCCGGTTTTAATGCCTGTGCCTACTGTCTTAACTGTGCTAACAATTGAGGATAGCGTTTTACTCGAAGCAATAAATTCGCTAACCTTGCTTTTAGCAGCATCAAACGCGGAAGCAATTCCGGCTTTAATTCCCGCACCTACATTCTCAACCGTGCTAACAATTGAGGATAGGGTCTTGCTTGAAGCAATAAATTCGCTAACCTTGCTTTTAGCAGCATCCCAAGCGGTTGATAGCGTTGACTTGATCGAGTTTGCCAACGTTGAGATTGTTGACTTAATCGAATCCAATCTTTTTGAATCTGTTACGAAGCTCGTGATAGCTGTTCCTGCGCTTTTAAATGCTCCCGATAGAACACCCTTAACAGAGTTGCCGGCGTTTTTAGTAGCACTATCTACACCGTCCATAGCGCCCTTAGTTGACCTTTCAAAACTCTCAACTTGGGCTTCGGCTTGCTTATAAACACGGGTAAAACTATCGTCAACTGCGGATAACTGTGCTTTGACACTATAGCTTTCTGCCATAATCTACCTCACTTTCCATAAAATTCTTTCATGTTTGCTTTAATCTTTTCCAGCACCTTTTGTCGATGTAGCTCTTCTGCAGCTTTTTTATCGAAGGCGCCTTGGTAACTTGCCATGACTTTGCGAACCTGTTTGTCATACTCATTACCAAAAAAGTCATCAAATTTACGGTAGTAGGGCTTACCCGACTTTTTAGTCGCCTTGGCGGCTTGGTTGGCCCACGCTTGCTCGTAAATATCGCGCTGCCGGTCAAGCTGTTTTAGCTGGTAAACCTCGGAGTAAATTCGATACTCGGCCAAAGTCATATTTTTAGCCTCTTCAAGGCTCTTAGCATTAAAAAAGCGCAAAGCCTCTACCAGCATACGTTGGTAAGCATTTGCGCTCCATTCTGCCGGATTCTCCGACCTTATTTCTTGTTCTTTTTTTGTGCCGCTTGTAGGTTCGCTTTGACGGCCTTGTATTTTGACGCTGTCGCGTTAGCCTTACTGATCTCGTCAATAACCTCATCATATAAGGTTTCATACTCTTTATTAGGCAAGCTGTCTAATAGGTCTTCGATTGCTTCTCGAGTAAGTGTGCTGTCCTTACGGGCATTATACAAATACTCGGCTAAAGTAACCGGATCACGCGAGATAAGTTTGGTCAGGGTCAAATCAAGACCTACACCAAATTTAAAGCCCTCTTTTTCAACCGTGTAAACTTTATCAATTGCACGAACAAAGCCAATGCCAAATTTAAACTCGTGTTCCTTACCATCAAGTGTTGTGATTTTCATAAGCTATTCCCTCCATGCTGTTTTTTTAGAACGGGTTTACGGCGCTATTATTTGTGCCCGCTCGGGTATATTATAACAGTTTTAGCGCCTATTAGTGCGGGGTCACGGTAACCTTACTGATTGCTACTAAAACTCCGGTTCTCGCAGAAATAGTAGCATTTCCGGCTTTAACACCGGTAACCAAGCCCTTTTGGTCAACCGTGGCGACTGTTGGATCGCTAGTTCCCCAAACCGTTACATCACCGGCCCCAGAAGGTTCAAGGGTTGCCACAAGCTGGCCTGTTTTACCAGCAACAACTGAAAGAGTTGGATTGTCAACGGTAATCCCAGTAGCAATTGGAACACCGGAGCCGGTACGGTCAGAATCGGTAATTGGTTGCAAACCACGGAAGGCATAAGCGATTGCGGCTTTTTGACCTTCGTCAAGCGTTAGGTAACCATCTTGTGGAACGCCATCAATGGTAAGACTTGCGTCGCCATTTGAGCTGTCGTCAGCATCGTTATCTTCTTGCATTTCATTAACGTAACCGCGCATGTAGCGAGCAAAATAATGGCCCTTCGCGTCTTTTTTAGCCAAGTTGACTTCCCATACTTCAAGTTTGGTTTTATTCTTGGACGAATCCCAAAGTAAATCGTTCAGAATATCATCGGAACTAATGTTTTCAACTTCCAAAGTTGTTTCGGGTGATCCTTGGGTTGTGATACTGCCATCTTTGGTTGCGGTTGAATCCGTATGAGACTTCATTTCTATCTTGTGGGTAGTTTGTAAGGCTAAACGTGCACCGGCAAGGTTGGCTGCGTCTGATAATCGACGCAGGAAGACAACTTTGTCAAAACCCATTTCAGCCGTAAATTCATTTGCCATTTGTAAACCTCCTAAATTATTCTCATTTGTAAGTCAAGGATACCGTGCCATAAAAAGCTACTTGTAGATGTGTCACCGATAATCTGTTTAGTAGTCATTTTACTATAGGCTACACGGTAGTCCCTTAAGCTTTTTATTAGGTGGGCCTGCGTGTCCAGTTCGTCCATTATTGTCGAGACTTTTTGACGCTGTTCACGCTTCCCCCAAATATCAATTGTTAGGCTAACTGTTTCTATTTTAGCCAACTTGACAAGTGTTTGTCCTATGTTGACCGCGCCAATAACTACAAAAGGATACTCCGCGGTCTTTCCGGGTAAATAGTCATATGTTGGATACCCTAGTTTAGTGCTTAGACTGAAAAAGGTATCAAATAAATCTTGGTCTACTGTTTTCATTACTTCACCTCATCAACTTGGTTAAGTCGGCCACCATAACCGGCCACTGTTGTTTAAAAGCTGGCCTTATGTGGGGCTTACCAGATTGATAACGCGTTCCGTACTCCTGGTAGACCGCGTACTTAGCATCACTTGAGATAATAACGGCCATGCCATTATCTACTACCGCAAGATGAATGTTACGCTTCAAGTTACCTGTATCAACCGGCGCTAGCCGCATAGCGGTATTTTGCATTTCCGCACCGTTATTTTTTATAACTTTCTTGATCGGGCTTAAATCTTGTTTAGCCCTCAACGCCTTTTTAAGCGCGTCTGAACCGCTAAATTTAAGCCCCATGATCTTCACCTACGATCAGTGCATAGCCCTTGAGAACATGAATCTTGGTTGCTAGTTGGTACTTTGTACCATCTTCGCCAGCAATGGTTAGATAGTCCCAATCTTCTAGTGGTTGCATATATCGGATTCTAACGGCCTTGTGCTTGCCATCAAGCGATCCGAACAACTGCATCTCACGTACTGTACCTAGGGATGTTACGTTAGCGTACATTTGTTGAGTAGTCTCGCCATCACCGTACTCGCCGGTATCCGGGTTATAAATCGAGGCACCTTTTTTGTTATGAAATGTTACAACCTTATCATAACGCACTTGGACCACCTCCGTCTTGGTGGCTTCCGCCACCATATGGATTGATAAAGGCCACCCGGCCAAACGTACTTCGCGATTTTTGATTATCAGCTAACCACGAATCTATATCGTCTTGAAATTCGGCGAAATCACTCGCATTAAAGGCGATACTTTCGCCTTCTTGCGTGTAATTAGTCATGCCCTCATTATTTAGGCGGTTAAAACGTTTTACACCAACTTCGGTAATTATATAATCCAGCTCCCGTGGTGTAGGTTGGCCGCTGGCTAGATGCACGTTTAACCCGCAAACTCGCGTTGGGTATTGTCAATAATACGACTTAAGAGTGCATCTTGAGTTACGTCGCTGTCAGACTAAACCCAATAGTAATTTTCATATCAGAATAAATACGATTCTCGCCATCGACCTCCACCCCCTTTTCA